TGAGTAGCTGGCGGAGCTAGCGATGGCGTTGCCGCCGCCGGACACAAAACAGAAGTTGTTGGTGTTGCCGGAATAAGGAGAACGCTCCCACCAGATGTTCGCAGAACCATTGACCTTCTTAATGGTGCTGTTGCCAGCGGTGTAATACTCGTATTGCTTACCCTCACCAGCGTAAGAATACTGAGTAGCACCAAAGACTTCGATCTCGGACAGAAGGAACAGCTTGTCGGAAGTGGTTTCCAGACCGGAACTGCTGTTACCTACGCTGGTCACTTTGTTGACGAACTTCAACACGCTTTTCAGGTCGGAGGAAAGCTGGTTCAGCAGCGTTGCCATTGTAGAGGTGCGCATAGTAGAACCACGCCAGCCGTTCACATTGGTGTTGGAGCCGTTCATGGAGTAGGTGGTTTTCAGGCAGTCAACCAACTGGAAGGTAATACCCGCCTTGGTGCGGCTACCGTCTGCGGTGGTCAGAGTGTCGTGATCGAAACCGATAATCTGTGCCGCATAGGTCACGCCGTTGACAGTAATGTTCTTCTTGTCACCGACCTTCCAGTAGTTCGGAGCCTGACCGAACTTGGAAACAGCGGCGATGTTGTCCCAAGAGGTAGCTTCCAGCGTAGCACCAACTACAAAGGGATAGACATACACGATACCGATGACTTCCAGCGTGTAAACCTTGGTTTTCTGAGAACCGTTGTAAGTAAACACGATAGTCCAGTCACCCAGCTCGGTCGGGTACAGAGTGGCATAGCCGGTCGAAGCAACCTTGCCGGTCAGAGTTTTACCGCCCCTGCTCATGGTGACGGTCGAGCCTATATCGGCAATGACACGCACCTCTGCGGGAGAACCCTTCTGGCTCAAAGCATACAGAGCGTCATTCACCGTAGGGTCGCTGCCGCTCAGTTCCAGTGCCGACTTGGTGGTGTCGGACAGCAGATTTGCCTTGCTCATGGCTGTACCGACCACATCACAGCCTGCGGCGTTCAGACCGATGTCGAGGGTGGCGGTTCCGGCGAGAAGCTGTGTGCGCCATTCCTCGAAGGTTGCAGGCATATCGGTAGGAGCCTTGATAGAACGGGACTTACCGTTGCCCTTAATGACAGTATCTTTCATGAAATTTCCTCCTTACTCTCCGCAGTTATACAGACCAACATAGGCGAAAGCGTCCACCGTGCGGTCGATCTTGGAATACAGCTCGGTTTCCACCTCGGTCAATGTTGTGTCGATGACATACAGGAGATATTCAATGTTGTTTGCCGTGGAAAAAGTGAGATTGTCCAGACTGTTCGGAACCAGCGGTGCGTCCGGGGGAAGCGTGAGCTGCTTTCGGAGAACCGTCAGGTTGTTCAAGTAGGCTTTCACGAGAGATTGGGTGGGCGTATCACCCATCGCCCAATTCGTCTTTGCCGCAACCACCACCGAGGAAGGGTCATACGGAACTTCATAGATAGGGTCATCAGCGACTCCTTTCTCCGCTCGGTATGCCGCCAACTGTCCGGGGAGAGAAGTCATGCGGTTGGCGATATAGGCTACCGCCTGCCCTACACGGTTCATGTCCCCGTAATTGTAAGCACCCTTCATACCAGCCATGTACTCAGACTTTTCCTCAGCGGAAAGGCTCGAAAGCCCTTCCGTGAGGATTTTGTTTTTCAGGGTAAAAACCCTGTCTACATCGGCCTGTGTGCGGTCGTAGACGAGATTATCAATAATACTCATATCAGACCTTTCACCTTCAACTTTCCGCTCAGAGAGCCGTTAAATGTGATCTCGTCCACCAAGATCAATGCGTCCATTTCATCGGTGTAGAGCGTCTGCAAGCCAATCACATCGCCCACTTCCAACTCAGGATTGCCACGGTAGTTTGTCTGATAGGTGTTTCTCATTTGCAGATACTTTTTCACCTGATCGGCAAGAGCGACGCACATCGTATCGTTGGTGATAAGGGGGTTTTCCTCCTTGTCGGTTTCTCCATCGAGAGCTACGGGATAGGAAACGACCACCGAGTTCTCAGACAGAGTTTTGCCGGTAATGACTACGGTCTTGGTGCCGGAGGATAACACCAAATCCGCAGCTCTGGCGTAAATGTTGGAGGATACCAACGAACCGCCAGAAACAGAGATAGAAACATCTTGTGCAAGACCAGAGAACTCGACATGAAGCTGAGTTTCGGTGGTCGTTCCCTCGAAAAGTTTGGTAGTGTCATTTGCCGCCGTGTACGCATACTTAGCGACAGACACCGCTTTGAGCTGGTCGATCTTTGCGATGGACTGGGAGTCCTTTCTAATCGAGTCAAAGTCCAGCGTGAAATCCGTTTCACGGTAGTAGAGCTTACTCACCCGCATACGGCGATACGGCAGGCCACCGTCCATCTTCACCTCAATTTTGGTGCAGTCAATCGCCGCTTCGCTGTTGACAAACACCTCCGCAGAAGTGATACCCTTCACGGTCTGCGTGTCCAGCAGCTTCGTCCCGGCGTAATACTTCACTTGAATAGAGGTGGGGTACTCGTCTAAGGGGGTATCAAAGCGGAGAGCCAACACGGGAAGGTCGTGAGAAACATCAAAGGTCTTGGTGAAGGTCGGCTTTGTGGCATAAGTGCCATCTGCCGCAGTCATCGCTTCGCTGATAAACCCTCGACCGGAGGGGTCGGTGTCTTCGACAATGACCTGATCTCCACCGTCCAGTGTCCAGCGGTTCAGTTCCAAAGCCGCATAGGTGTTACCAGCCTTATTGCCACGATCAACGGTATCCCACTCGCTGTACCATAGATGACCGTTATCCGCCCATACGCCGCTGTAAATACCAACCACAGTCACGCCAAAAGGCTTGATGTGAATGATATTGTCATCGTCTGTAAACAAGCGGCAGCGGCAGGCGTGAGCGATCAGTTGCAGACAGTTCATGTGCGAGTCAATGGGGAGTGCCGCCGTAGTGAACATCTGCTTCAAGGTTGGGTCAATCACCCACGGGTGTGTACCTTGCGCTGTCAGCGTCAGGTCTGCGTCCAAAAGCACTTCCTCAGCCATGTCATAGAAGTTTTTGGAACCGAGCTTACTCTTGTAGAAGGTTCCGGTCAGACTTCCAACCAGACCTGTCCCTGTGAAGGTGGCCTGATTTTTGGCGGCTTTCGGTTTGCTATTCAGCACATACTTGTCCGCTTTCAGCCACTCGACCTTGCCCGTGGGAAGCATATAACCGTATCGGAGAGAAATCGGTGACTTCTTATCCAGATAGGCATAAATGCCTTTCGGGTTATCCGGGTCATAATTGTGTTCGTAGTCTAAAAGAACGAACTGCATGGTTTCCTGCGGCAGTCTGCGGGAGAGCGGGTCTACATCGTGAGACTCCTTGATGGAAACAATGTCATCATTTCCAAATTTCTTCTGCACACCGTAGAGAACCTGTTGCAACCGAGGTCGGCGGTACGGGAGAGTGTTCCCCATCGTTAACACGATCTTGTCACAAGAAGCGACCTTCGTGTTGATGACCAACTCTGTTCCCTCTACGGGAAGGGTCAGACTTTCCAGTACCGCCCCATTCAGGTAGAAATCAACCGTCACGGTGTCAGGCCATTCCTGATAGCGGGTGTCAAAAGTCAGAGTGATACCGGGGAAGGTATGAGGATTGCTGAAAGCACGAGTCAGCACCGCAGGGGTGGTGAACTTGCCCTCAGCATTACTCATGTGACTCGAAACAAAGCCGTCATACATCGTCCCGGAAGAAGGAATGATAACCGTATTTCCGTCCAGCGCCCACCGGTTCAGCTCCAACGCCGCATAGGACTCCTGATAATCATATCCGTAGTCCAGCGTGTCGAACTCAGAATAGCTCTGCGCCCCGTTGCTGGCCCAATTACCGTCTGTTGCCGCTGCCGTGTCCACCTGAGAGAAGGTGATCTCCACAAAGGACTGTTCACGGAGCAAAGACTTCATCGACAGCTTGTAAGCGTTGCTTACTTGTTTCACGGCTACACCTCCTTAGAACGGTTCGCCGCAGTCAATGATGTTGACTTTGCAGTTGATGTAGTCCGCAGGAAGCCCCGTGTTCGGGTCAAGATGGTACGGGGTCGCCGTGCGGTCGCCGGGATACATCTTTCGGGTTGTCCAGCGGTTGTTTACCATGTCAGGATAAGTGACTGTCACAAAGAAGTTCTTGTCAAAAATCTGTAACATGGCAGACCACTGTTCCGCTGTCAAATACCCCCAAAAGAGGTTGTTGAGCTTCTGTTGATCTCTGCCTACCTTCTGACCCACCACAACGCCATTCGCGTTTCTGGCAGAGTCTACGATAGTGGCAGACAGCAGCTCTAAGCCCCTGCGGGGCTGAGGAAACTTTGTACCATTGATTGTGATAAAACTCTGCATTTCCTCAGCCCTCCTTAGTAGGCATTGGCGAATACGCCAGTAGATACTTGCCGACCACGCTTCTCCTTGTAGCGGTCGTAGGAATGACCGATTTCATTGTCGCCAATAACAACGGACATATCCTTTTCTTCCACAACATTCAGCAGAGCGTAGATAGCGGCGATCACGCCATCGTTGGCAATGGACACGCCTGCGGAGATACCCTCAACGATCTGGTCATTGTTGGCAACCGCCGTTCTGCGACCCATCGCACCAACCATTTCCGCACCCGCTTCACGGGCGATAAAGAGCTGCCCTTCATTCGGGAAACCGCCGTCTTCAAAGAACGGAATGTGCGGAATATCCACCAATCGAATATCAAACGCAGGAATAAGCGTGATACCCATAACGGACAGGCCGTTGAACTGGATGTGGAACATATCATTGATTGCGTCAATGACACCGTTCACAAGTCCAATGATGGAGTTTGCCATCTGCCGGACGAACCGAGTGATCGGGTTATCGTCCAGTGTCCATGCCGCATAAGACAGGGACAGACCCGCCGCCAGTACCGCCAGACCAAGGCCAACACCCGCACCGCTCAGGCACAGCAGGACACCGAGAACGATCAATGCGCCGCTGAGAATACCCGTGATGACCGATACAACCTTCTTAATGGAATTAACAACAAAATCCCAATTCAGGGTAGCAACGGCACCAAGGCTCAATGCGCCAGCCGCCATCAGGCCAAGACCGAGAGGAAGGGCGACCCCGCTCAGAGCAAGGATAGCGCCGACCGCCAAGAGAGCGCCGCCGACAACGGTGGTAATCATGCTGATCTTCTGCTGAACATTGTCGGAGAGGTCATTCCAGTTCGGCATGATAGCCGTACCCATTGTGACCGCACCCGCCGCCAGCAGAGCCAGACCCAACGGGATATTCGCCCCGGAGAACGCCAGCGCCGCACCGATAGCGAGGAACGCCACAGATACAACCGTGGTAATAATGGCAATCACATTCTGGATTTCATCACTCAGGCCATTCCAGTTGAGAGCCATTACGGAAACCAGAGAAGTAGCGCCAATAGCCATCAGCGCAATACCGAGGGGCATACACCCGGAGAAAGCGAGGATAGCGCCGAGCGCCAAGGTTGCTCCGCTGACCAGCAATCCTACTCTGGACAAGGGAGAAGCCAGAGCGTCCGGGATACTGTTCCAGTTCAGAGCTGCGGCAGATACAAGCGTGACAGCACCAACAGCCATCAGCGCAATACCCAGCCCGGTTGCAACCCCGGTGAAAGCCAACATAGCGCCTACCGCCAGAGAAGCACCCGCCAGAACTCCCGTTAAGGTGGTCAAAGCGTCAGTGAGGTGCCGGTCGCTGTTATGCCAGTTGATAACAGCGGCAGTTACAAGGCTTGCCCCGCCCAAGGCCATCAAAGCGATACCAAGAGGAAGGTTCGCCCCGGAGAACGCCATAATCGCACCAAGCGCCAGTAGGAAGCCGCCGACAACACCCGTAATGAGAGCCAGCGTACTTGCCAGTTCGCTACTCATAGCAGTCCAATTCAGCCCAACGGTAGCCGCAAGGCCGACCGCACCAGCCGCCATCAGGCCGACACCCAGCGGAATATTCACACCGGTTACGACCAGAATTGCACCTACCGCCAGCATAAAGCCGGAAACAATCGTGGCGATCTCTGCGAGAGTGTCTTCGATCATTTTCTTGATTTCACCGATACGGGTCTGCACAGCGTCACCAAGGAAATCGTAGGTAGGCAAATCGAAATCAAATCCGCCTGCGCCGCCAGCACCCGCCCCGGAACCGCTTCCCGTGTTAGGGGCAAAGACATTCAGTTCGTCAAAGCCTGCGGTGTACTGTTTCAGCTTCTTGGCAGCACCGGCAGCGTCATCGAGATTATCAGCCAAAGACCCGGCTCCGACAGCAGCGCTATTCACTCCCGAATAGTCCACATCGGTTAGCTTGAACCCTGCAAGGTTGGCAAGGGCATTGGCGATCTCTCGAATGACCTGAACAACAGCGATTGCATAGGGAAGAATTGCGTTTAGTGCGGGAATGAAGATGTTACCGATAGCTCGTGCGGCCTGTGTAAGCTGTGCCTGTAAGATACGAAGCTGGTTTGCGGGAGCTTCCAGCGTTCTCGCCATGTCGCCCTGAGCGGTCGTTACTTGAGTCATAATGGCGTAGTATCTCAACTCGGCCTTTTCTGCCTGCGTCATGTTTGCAACGCTTTCCTTGATACCAAGGTTCAAAGCGGTCTGCTCCAACCGTGCCTGCGACAAATCGTAGCCCAAGCGTCGCAGAGGTTCCAACTCGCCGGAAATACCGGACTGTAACTTCTGCATAGCGTCTTCAATGGAAATATTGAAGAAGGACGAAATATCGTAGCCGAGCTGTGTCAGGTTTTGGCTCATGAGCTGCGCTCGTTCTGCCGTATCACCGAAGCCGGTCAGCAGCGTGTTAAAAACACCCTGATTGCGGAGCCACTGTGCCGGGTCGATACCCATAACATCGGATACCTTTTCAGCGTAGTTCTGAGCTTCGGCGGCGTACTGCCCCAAGGCGACCGTGAACAGGTTCAAGTCTTCTTGGTATTTGTTGGACTCCGTGACCGCCTGTGCGATGAAATGACCGATTTTGCGGAAAGTGATTGCAACAGCGGCGACATTCAACGCTTTCAATCCGCTTGTGAACTTTCCGGTAGTGGAGGTTGCTTTACGGGCAGAAGCGTTGTATTTCTCCGTGCTGGTAATCAGCTTTTGAATTTTGGACGGGAACGCCGAGAAGCCGTTGGACACCTTCTGCATTTCATCGGCAAAAGGCTTCATGGCGGCGGCAAGAGCGGTCATCTGCTGTGTGAACTTGTCAATGTCCGCCGCTTCCAAATCCTCGATCACCTTCGGCAGCTTGGAGAGCTGATTGATAAAGGTGGTCATATTAGCCTTATCCAACTCGGAGAGAGGGCGTAAACCGTTGGCAAGGGAAGTCAGCTTGTCGCCGTCCGTCCATTTCAGGCCAGCGAGAGCGGTGTTGATTGCCGTGAGCTGGTTGGCGATGGAGGAAGAAATCTTCACATTTCCAACCTGACTCAGAGCGGTCAGCGCATTGGTAAGCCGGGTGATCTTCTGCGAAGCGTCACCGCTGTTCAAGCCTTTCAGAGAATTGGAAAGCTCCCGAATACCCTGAGCGGTCTTGCTCAGACCCGTTGCGCCGCCGTTGGTAGCGGTTTTCAAACGATTGAGCGTGTTAATCAGGTTTTGAAGCCCTGCGACCGCCTGCGTACTGTCATTGACGATCTGAAACTCCAACCCCTGAATTTCCACATTGTCAGCCACTTACGCCACCACCTTTCTCTTGAAATTTCTTATTGACCGATACCATAAAGGCTTCCATGTATGCCTTGGCTTGGTCATCGTGTTTTTCTTGAAGCTGCTTCTGCTGTTTCTTGTCCTGCCGACTGAACAGCTCATAGGGGCTTTCCCGATACGGCGTGGGCTTGGTTCCCTTCTTGGCGAAAGCACGAAGCACCGGTGCAGCGTCAATAAGAGCTTCGTAAAAATAAGCTCCTTGGAGCCAAGCGTCTTGATTTCTCAGGTCTTGCCTGATCTGTGCCGCCTTTCGGTAATACTTCACCAATTCGCAATCCTGTTCCCAAAACTGCTCATAGGTCATGCCAATAGAAAGATAGTACGGGAAAACCTCATAAAATTTTGGCGTGTAAGCGAGAAGGGGAGCGGGGCGATGGTCGCCGCCGCCCCCCTCACTTCTGGAAGATCGGTCGCTTACCAGCCGGTCTTCCAGCTCAGGTTTCCCTCGTTGCCCTCCTGCTCAGGCTCGTCCAGCAGACTCAGCAGGGGGTCGTTATACATCTCTACCAGAGCGGCAATCAGCTCGTCCTTGTGGTTCATACGAGCGTAAATGCTGTCGATCACATCACGCTTCACGAACCGATGATGGGCAAGGAACGCACCGGCAAACAGAGCCGGAAGCAGGGTCATAGGCTTGCGCTCCACATCGGCGGCAACGAAGCCGTTCTTCTCCATCGCTTCAACGGTCTTGCGGGTGTATTCCAGCGTGTAGGTCACACCAGTAGTAGGGTCATTGATAGTCAACTGCTTTGCCATGATAAATCCTCCTTATCAATACGGCGATTGTTGGTGTCTTAGGTTGCGGAGAAAGCGATGGGGGTGGAAGGAGCGATGGTGATGTTCATGTTCACCACTTCGTTCACGCCGCCGCCCACGGGATACACGGACAGCTCACCGTCAAAGCTGAACTTGCCGTTAGAGCCATCGGGAGTAACCGTGCCATCGCTCTCGGTGCCGCCAAACCAGACCGCATAGCTGACCTTCTTGCCTTCCAAAGCCTTGAGGGTCTGGAAATCAGCCAGCGTGTAGTTGGCGGTGAAGGACAGACCATCAAGGGACTGGATACCGGCGATGTAGGTCTGCATATTGTCGCTCAGAGTGGTGGTTTCCAGCATTTCGGGTTCGCCGCCGAGGTCAGGGAACTCCTTAATGTCGATCAGCTTGCTCCACTGTTCACCAGTGTCGGCTTTCTTCATCAGAAAAACCTTGTAGGTGGAAATAGCCATTTCATTTACCTCCTATAAAGAGTGGTTCCGTCCGTTTCAGCCTTGTATCGGGCAACCAGACGGTAGATTGTTGCGTTCTCCAAATTGGGAACCGGGGACAGAGAAATACGCCGGAAATTCTTGGCGTACATGAGATCGTCCACAAACCTCATAATTTTTCGGCAAACGGACTTCTTACCGCCTGCCTTATCGGAGTAGACATTCACCTCATACATCAGCGTGGCGAACCTCTCCGTATCGCCGCTGTCCATGTGAGCTTCCGTGGTGTAATTGTCCTGCTCCACCAGACTCACATAGGGGAAACGGGTAGGAGCATTGACATACTCGCCGCTGACCAAGATACCGGGAAACTGCGCTCTCAGGGCTTCCGCAATCGGCGTGTAGATTTGACTCTCCACATCAATCATGAAAACACCTCCTTCGCAATCTCCGTGAGCCGGTCTTGCAGCTCCTTCACCGTTTCATACATCGGCATATTGGCGGGGTTGCCGTGGGTGATGACCACGAACCCGCCGTTCTTCTTTTCTTTCAGCACTCCGTTCGTGCCGGGGTCGCCGTAATAACCCCAAGAGTGCTGCTTGCCGTGACCCTGACCGTATTCGCCACGCTTCATGCCGAGTTCTTCCGCTTCCGGGTGATCGTCCGGGTAGGTCACGCCTGTACCGAACTCAATGAACAGGGTAGCTCCGCCTGTCGCCACGACCGCTCGAACATTGTTCCCACGGGGTTCCACCGTCACGGAAACATCATTCGTACCGTCATAAACGGCCTGCGAGAATTTAACAGAAGCTCTTTCCATGCCCTCCTGCGCCACCCGGTCGAGAAAGACCGCAGTCCGCTCTTGAAGCCGGTTCTTCCAGTCCTCGGTTTCCCGTATCAGCCGCTCAATCCCTCTCCCGGAGAGCGGAACATTGATCGTCTGACTCACGATACCGTCACCTTACTGACTGCATAGGAAATGGAGTTGAGGGACTTGGCGACCCGCTTGACCATGTAATCGTAGAGCGGTTTCCCGTCCTTGTCATACTGCGGTTCTTTGTCGATGAACAGCACGGTATTCTCGTCAATGGGGCAACTCAGATCATCAGTGACGATCACCTTGTCGTACCCTGCGAAATTACCGAACTGCTCCACCTGAGCGGAGCCGGTCGCCGCCGAGATATTGGCGTTCATCGCCACGGCAGGCTTGTAAACCACCAGTTCCTCGCCGGTTTCGTTGCCGTACTCGTCCTTGGCGGGAGCCTTGCTGTCATACAGCAGATACCAGAAGGGCGATTTGTTGCGGTTCAGCGTTCTCATGCACTCAACCTCCCATCACGGAAGCAAAGGGAACAATGTCCCTCAGCAGCGTAGGCGGCACATCGCCGTCCTCATAGGAGCGGGAGATACCGTTCTCGCTGTGAGCGGTCTGCCCTTCGGCTCCCCGCTTGTTCAGCAGATACACGGCAACCTCTACCTGAATGTGAGCGTACTGGTCAGGAACAGCGGTCACGGCGGGGTCGAAGGGGTATGCCTTGCGGCACACCTTGTTTCCGGCGATAGAAAGGTAGGTGGAAAGCGTGTCCTCGTCTGTCTCGCCGGTCATGGCTTTCACCATTTTCAACTTCTCAGCGTCCGTCATGCTTTCCACCTCCTGTCATTCAGCGGGTTCTTCGGACTTCTTGCGGGACTTCTTGATAACGGGGATGGGATTTTCCTCGGACAGATTGAACTTGGTAATGATTTCCTCACGGGTGAGGGCTACGGGGTTGTCGAGGGTATCAACAACCACCGTACCCATCACCACAGAGGTACTTTCCAGTTCACGCCGAGTAATCACCTTGTCCTTTGCGGTAAAGCCTACATTACGGAAGTGATCTCCCTCCCTCACATACACTTTTCCGTCAGAAACATAGAACATGGTGAACCTCCTTAGCCGTTGGTGATGATCTTCGCCAGCGCAATCGTCTTGGGGTCAGCCACGATAGACCAGTTGGCGGTAGCCGCAAGCTGAGCGTCCGTGGGGGAAGCGGTGTAGCCGCTGGTGGGCTTGGTAAAGCTGAAACCGTTGGGGTGCATGGTTTCACGGATACGAGTCACCAGAGCGTCATAGCCGCCGCCCGTGAGAGCGTCACGGGTCAGCTCGGAAGGAACCTTCACGGGGGCAGGAGCGTACTGGATAGCACCCAGACCGAGAACGTAGGTGGTATAGGTCGCCGCCTTGGAAGTATCCGCTGCGGTGGTGGGACAGCCATCGTCCACGATCACGGTCATGCCGTTCACCGTACCGATACGCAGGGGGCGCTCCACGCCGTTTGCGTCCGTGTACTTGAGGAAGTCCAGCAGTTTCAGGCCAGCCATGTTAGTGGCGACCTTGCTGTGCATAAACACAAGCTGGAAAGCGTCCTGATTGTCACCCACGGCCTTCTGGATAGCGTCACCGATGGTGGTAGCGCCCATCTTGTTAGCGTCCGCAACGGTGGTAGAAGCGGAAGACAGGTCGGTGGTGTGGTTCGCCCAATCAGCAAACTCACCGCTGTCGGTCACGCCGAAGACCGCATTGAGGATTTTCAGCATGATGGACTGGCGCTGCTTCTGCCAATACTTGGACACCTGAGACACGATCTGCTGCATGGGGTCGGCACCGCTGTTGTAATCAACGATGAAATCCTTCTCCTTCCAGCCGTGCGCACGACCAAACACGATACCGTTCTGAGCGCCGCCAGCGGGGTCGGTCAGGGTAATGTCGGTTGCGCCATCGTAGTTCTCAGGAGTGCCGCCGATGACCTTGTAGAAGGGCAGGGTATAGAAGTCAGAGCCGTTAGCGATCAGCCGTGCCAGCTCTGCGTTCGGGGCGACAGCGCCGCTTTCAAACATAGCGGTCAGAGTGGGGTCTTTCGCATTTGCCCAGTTGTAATTAAACAGCTCAGGGTCAAACGGGAAACCGAGATAAGAAGCCATAGTGTTTTACCTCCATAATTACTTCAAAATTGTCTGCCAGTCAGAGTGTTCCTTGATAAACTCCATCTGGGCTTTTGTGTCGAGTTTCAGAAAATCAGCCTTGGTCATCTCGCCGCCCTTACCACCGGCAGGGGGCTTGGGGGTATCTTTCAGAACCTTGGCTTTCACATCTTTTTCATACTGTTCCAGAAACTTCTTCTGTGCGGCAAAGACCTTATCCATCTCACCGTTCGCCATAGCGGTAGCGGCTTCGGTCGCCAGCAGCTCAGGATAGCCCTGTGCGGCAAAACTCGCCTTGTAACTGGAAACGGTCTTCTCCTTTTCCAATCCCGCCAGTTTGTTCTTCATTTCCTCGAACATCTGCTCATTTTCCAGCTTCTTGCGCTCTTCCTCAGAAAGCAGCTCATTGTGCTTCTTTTTCCAAGACGCAAGCTCGGAAGCAGTCTTGTCAAAGACCTCTTTCTTCACATAACCGGTGTAGTCAGGGTCGGGAAACTCGTAGTTTGCGAGGGCTTCCGCTTTCTGCTCAGGGGTCATCTCTGCAAACCCCTCAATGGTGGAAACATCAATCTTTGCCATACAATCGTTCCTTTCTGCGCTTTTTAGAGTGCTTCTCCGCACTATACCTTTGTGTTTACGGTTCTCTCCGTTTTGTGATTTAAGGCTTCTCTGCCTATTCAACGCCTTGCGGCGGTCAAATCATTGTCTTCGCCTTTCTCATATCTCCGAAAAGACCGAGCTTTCACGGACTGTCCGAAAACTCCGAGGGCATTGGAAGGAAAAATAAAAGGGCTACCAATACCTTTTCGGTATCAGTAGCCCGTAGTGGCTGTCCCTATCGCCTATGCGATAGGCTGTTCGTATTTCTTTTTGCTGCTGACCGCCCACACGACCACTTTCTCATGTCGCTCTGCGATCTCAACGGTCTTTCCCGCAGTCAAGATTTCCTCAATCTTTCTGACCACTTCCGGGGTCAGGCGGATTTCCCTTTCCATCAGGATTAACCTCCTTCTGTTTGGCGGCGAGTTCAGCAGCCTTTTTCTCCTGTTCCTCGGCGTAGTCCATACTCATACGGTAGGCAAGCTGCGGGTCGGAGAACATACCGCAATGGGTAAAGGCCAGAACGGGAGCAATCTTGGGATTACTGAGCATAGTGGTCAATACGGTCGCTTTCTGAGCAATATTTTCATAATTGCGCCGAGTAAAGCGAACCTCCACGTTCGACAGCTTCAATTCCAGATCACTCAGATCGGAACAGATATGCAGAACCAGCTTCAAGAACTCTTTTTCGGAGAGCTTGAACATCAGCTCGGAGTCCTTTGCTCTGGCTTCCGCTGCCGACCAACCGTCACGCATGATGACCGCAGAACCCGTGTCGCTGGTGGAAGTACCACCGTTGCGGTTTGGCATACCGCAGATCGTCAGCACCGTGTTATAGAGGTGATCGACCAGCGTTTGTGTCTGGCTTTGGTTCAATTCGGAGGTCAGATACTTGATCTCCGCTTTATACTGCGGGTCGATGTCCTTGAACTTGAGCGCACCCTCGTCCCGCAGCTTGGAAAAATCATCGCTGGAAATGTCCACATTGTGAAACAACATAAGCGCCTGAACGAACTGTTCTACACCGTCAAGACGGTTGCTGTCCACAGTATTGATAGCGTCCAGCAAGGGAAGGACGATCTCGAAAGCACCCAACCGGGCGTTGTTCGCCGGGTATTCGATAATAGGAATACCGAGCGACTGGGCTTCTTCCCGGACGATCATACTCTGGTTTTCAACCTCGAAATAGCGGTCTTTCGTATAAATGCTGTAAATCACCGCACCGTCCGACCGCTGAATGTACTTCACACCCATTACGGGCGGTTCACCGATGGAATTGGCATACACCACGAAAGCAAACCGAGGGTCGAGGGTGTAAATCTCGAAGGGAGCTTCATCGCTTTCCTTCTCAAACACGCTGTCGGGAAGCACCATGCGGTATGCCGTGCCGCAGATGTGAAACCAATCTGCCAGTTCCTTATCCTTTGCGGCCTTATCCTCGGAAAGACAGTAGCCGTTCAAAGTGGTGATCTTGTCGGCAACCATCTTATCATCGCTTCGGCTGACATACTGAATGGGTTCCCCCATCAGATAGCCGACCTTGAAGGACACGATCTCATTGGCACGGTTCTCGACCACATTGTTTTGAATCTCAGGGCGGACTTCCTTTTTACGGTTCAAAATTGGCTGTCTGCCTTTGTAGTAGGCATAGAGATATTCCATATCTGCTTTGTTCGACCAATGCGTAATAAGTGCCTTTCTCAGCACGTCCAACACATTGTCTCGTGTAATTTCCATCACATCGGTAAAGATTTTCTTACGACCGAAACAGCCCAAGACAGAATACCTCCCCTCTACCTATTTTCTCTCTTATCATTGTATCAAACTCTCCAATGCTTGTCAATAGCAAACTCTTAATTATACCATTCGCCACAGTGAAAGTAAAGAACTCAAATAGGCCGTTTGAAGACCTCCACCTTACCCCCGGACAGCATACGGATTTCGTTCTCCAACAGGGAGAGGGAGTCGGGAGCGTCATCGTGCGGAACCTTGCCGGAGCGGGTGTAGGTGGTCACTTCCTTCATGAAGTTCCAATACTGACTGCCCCGCTTGTAGGTGGAGGGGTGCTTGAAGTAAAAGTTCTTCTTGATGTTGTCGGAAGCGAACTCAATACGGGTCTGCTTGTTGGAGATCGTGCGCTTCGTGCGGATACCCACGGAGTACCCTCGATCTCGAATGATCTGGTCAACATCTCTGGCATAATATTGACCGGCGTTGTTGGACTCAAAGACAGCAGAAGCGACTTTATTCTCGATCAGGCACTTGGCACATTCCGGCTTTGTCACCTCAGCGGGGGAGTCATCAAAGACCACATCAACGATATACACATCGCTGCCGTATATCATCGCCACCGGCATAGAGGTCGAGTCCGAGCCGCTTTCCGCCGTGTCGCCAACGGCGATGATGGTGTCCGGGTCACGGTCTTTCGGTAGCTCAAAGAAGTAGTTCAGCTCGTCCTTATTGAACAGCAGACCCTTCGCTTCAAAGGGCTGTTGCTGGAACTCGCTCTCAAACTGCTCCGCACTCAGAAGTTCCCGCTGCTCCCGGAAGTAGGCGGTGGTGAAAACCTTTTTGCCCTCCCGCTCGTACTCATAATTGCTCTCGTCTGTCACGAGATCGAGGGCGGGTATCTCAATCGCTCTCCAAGCCCAGCCCTCCCGCTGTGCGTGTTCCTGCACACGACCGATGGGGTCATACAGGGAATAGCGAGTGCCGGTAAAGACCATCGGCGTACCTTCAATGGCACGACCCATAATATCGCCGGAGATCACTTCCCACTTGTCATCAAGCCGCTGGCGGTTCTTCGCTTCCTCACGACCCTCTACACAGTCATCGAGGTAGAGGACATTGGTGGCTTCGGACAAGCCCACCTGTCGAGCGTCAATGGAACGACACATGATGGTTGGGAAACGGGACTTGCTTTTCAGATTTATCGTTTTTGAGTCAGCGTTGGTCTGTATCAGCCGTGCGTCCGGGAATACATCGTAAAACAGATACTCGTTAGGGACTGTCAGATATTCCAGACAACCATTGTAGAAGCTCTTTACAAGGTCGTCACCTGTCCCTTCCATCAGGGTCGAGCGGTCAGGAAACTTCCCGGAGAGCATATTCACAAAATTGATACCCGTTTGAGACTTTCCCGCTCGTTTCGGCATGGAGATCGTCAAAAGGCGCAGCTTCCCGTCCAAAACATCTTGAAACCCCTGCACCATCGGCCTGAGATAGTGCTTCCGGGGGGCGTAGAACCGCTTTTCCGGCTTTCGGTCGAGTTCGATATAGGTCATGAAGGAGTCAAAATCATGGGGCGCTTCAAAGAGAAGACACCGCCGCCACTGTTCATAGAATTTCGCCCCGCCGCCACGGACTACCTGATCTGCGGAGAGTGCCAGCAACTCCTTGTTCACCTTATGCGCCGCCGAGAAATCCTCGGTTTCCCACTCCCGACACAGAGAAAAAAGGTCGCTGTACGCCCCATTATCTCCCGGTCGCCGGTCGATCACGGCTCGGATAGAGCCAGAGAGTTTTTCATAATTCATGTGCATTTCCTTTCCAACAAAAAAAACGAGCTACCTGTGTATTTCTACACAGATAGCCCGTCATGGCTGTCACTCCTGCCCTTGCAGAAGCCAATTATCTGGATTTTGCCATCAGCTCGGCAAACTCCCGGCTGTTTTTCTTAACAGTTCTTTCAATCAATCTTCCGTTGCTATAAAGCACTCGGAAAAGAACAGCAGCAGAGAAGATGTTTCTGGATTGGATCATGGTCTTCTTTGTGCCACTCAAACCACCCACCACGGCACCAGCGCTACCAAACATCAGACCACCAACCGCCGCTCTACCGAGAGATACATTTTTGCCCCGGCTGATTGATTCCTGCCCCACACCGTCATCGCAAGGCTCAGCGGCAACCGGGACAGGCTTGCCAACTTGCAAGGGGAAGGCGGGATATTCCTTTCGGAAATCCTCAATGAGATCGCTCCATTCTTTGTCCGGCAAATCCCAAACGCTTTCCGGCTTATTTCCGTTCATCGCCACCAAAGCTCCCGTGAGCGTTGCGTTATCCGAGTTGACCATGATTTCAGTTCCGTCTTCCAGTTCCCTCAGATAAAACACAAATGGGAGAGAACCCTTCCCCATACGAAACCTTGTCCGAACCTCAATGCTCTCATTTGGGCAGTCCTGTTTGATGGTGCAAGACCGTTCACAGACTGTCTTGATAAGCTGATAGCTTTCGCTGGGAGTCATGGGTAATGAAAACTGATAGTACGCCATTATCAACCAACCTTTCTTGCCCGGTCATACCATGTAGAGCGGCTGATACCAAGCTCCCGGCAGCAGTCCGCCACGGTAATAAGACCGTCTTTTTGTTTTTGAGCGAGTTTTTCAAACCGCTCGTCATCAATCTCGGAAGCGGGTCTGCCGAACCCTCTGCCGGTCTTCACCGACACCCGCTTGCCATCAACAATCGGCATGGCGGCGATACCCTCAGCTTGCCGCTGTTTGGTCTTCTTGCGCTCCTGCTCGGCAACAGCGCCAAGGACTTCAATCAGAATGTTGTTAACCATTTCCAGCACCCATGTCTGGTCTTTGAAGTCAATCAGCGTGGTCGGAATGTCGAGGATACGGACGATCACGCCCTTCTGCTTGAACCATTCCAATTCTCGCTTCATTTCGTCCTTATTGCGCCCAAAGCGGTCGAACTCCTTGACGATGACTTCATCACCTTCCCGCACAATGGCTTTCAGAGCATTGTACTGAGGGCGGTCGAAGCTGCTTCCCGTGATCTTGTCGCAGTACACATTCTCGTCAGGAATATCGAACTTCTCACGAGCGACCTTGAGCTGCCGAGCAAGGTTCTGTTCCTTGCTGGACACACGACCAAGGAAGTATTTCATTGAACACTCACCGCTTCCCACGACATTTTCTCCATGTTGTTAAGGTATCGAATGAAGTCATCGCCAAACTCATGACTTCCTGCAATCGCAAGATAAATGAGAAGTTTCAGGGATACGCTGTCATCTTGCCGATCGGGGTAAATGGTCAGATTTTCGTTTTTGAAGTGAACAATGCAGTTATTGTCCCCACACATTTTCAGGAAGGGATAGCACTCTCCCGCTCCGCCCTTGAACATGAAGATGGACGGAATGACCACGGTGCTGTCTTTCTTGATGACCTCGCCGTGAGGAACGAGCTTGTATGCGTCATTCAACTTCAAAACCTCCTTCCGGCAGACGGGTATTGGCAGGAACAACGATGACCTTGTAATCCATCGCTCTGAGCATAGTGGTCAGCAGGGACACGGGAATGTCCTTGACGTTTTTGTTGTTCAGACGCTCCCAAATCGTAGCGTTAGAGACATTGAGTCTTTTTGCGAGTTCAGCGTTGGAAAGAGACTTGGAAGCCATGATCTCTTTCAGGATTTCTCGACCTCTCATGTTTATCACCTCGGCTTTATTATACATATCAAGCGTTTTATTGTCAAGCGTTTTCTTGAAATTGACCTTTTTATTTTTTACGGGTATTTTTCAGCTCACCCCGCCCTCGCTGCCGCTGGCATATCCCCCGCCCCCCCCCGTCACCCATTCAGCCGCTCAGATCAGGCCGAAAAAGCGCAAAAATAACCGCCCCGGAGCTATTCCGGGGCGGCGTTTCATTTATTCAATTTCAATATTTCAATCAGGATTTGCACTGGCAGCAGGAGAATTAACAATACAATATACACGCTTCCACCGCCTTTATATTTCCATTCTTGCAAATTCCTTCATCTCTGCGGCGAGGTCTTCCGGGCTATTTGCCCATCTGCTGACCCATTCCGGGAAATGGTGAGAAAGATAGCTTTCGAGGTTGTCGAGGTTGTCCGGCTTGGTGGCTATGAGCTTTATAGCCCCTACAAAATCCGCCGCCGCTTTCGTTACTCTCTCAGGCGTATAAAGCACTTTGCAGGACTTTTCACCGGAATAAATAAATTCCCGATCTTTCCCGGCATGTTCGCAGCGACTCACACAATTTTTGCAATTATCACGTTTAACCATGATGCAATCCCCCTTAAAATAAGATAAACAGATTAGAGCAACGCCCAATAATGGCGTATAACTGCCCGGTTTCGGTATCTTCGACCAGTCCGCCATTGATACCGTAAACCCCGGAAGAATAGCCCACTTTTTCGAGCCTGCGCAGCGTGTAAATATACTCGCTCGGCTTATTGGTGTAATCTTCCGCCACTCCGAGCCGCACAAGCTCCCGCAGCTCTTTTAATTTGTACTTTCTCATGCTTTCCGCTCTCCCTTCTGTAATTCTCTGTAAATCAGGCTTGTTAAAAGCTGTTCGGCCTGCTGCTCGGTGTACCGGGTTTTTTCCTGCTCTGTTTCTTCGAGGATTGCGCCGAGGTCATCAACCGCCGAACGATTGTAAAAATACAAGGTATCGAGGACAGACGGCAGACCGGCGCACCAGTCAGCAAAAGCGGCGGCTTCGCTGCCGTGATAATAGCGGACATCTTGCGGACACCAATATTTTTCACTTCTGAATGTGTCGAGGATAAAAGCGGCGATTTCGGGGAACTTCTGCGGCGGGTTGTCCGTGTACCCTTCCGGCGTGAAATTACCCATGATATACACCCGGATGTTTTCGGCGGCTTTCTTGCTATTGGTTCTCAGCATTATTAAAACTCCCTTCATCAATTGTCATCAAGTGTTTTATTGATGATTAGAGTATATCAAGTGTTTTATTGATTGTCAAGTGTTTTATTGATATTTTATCAAGTTTTTTATTGACGCTTGCAACCGTCTGAAAAACTACACTTTTTCACACTATACATTATAAAGGGCAAAAACGCCGCCCCGATCAGGCCGGAACCCCGGCAGCGCCCACGCCGCCCCGGTGGAACCCGCCGCTGATCAGCCGGGGAAAAGAAAAGCCGCCGACCCCGTGGGGAGATCGGCAGCTCTGTCAAAGTCGCAGACCCTCGCCGGAAAGTCGTTCGGGCGAAAGTCATGAAAGTCGTGGGAAAGTCGCAAAGTCGCTCGGCATAGTCGTAAGCCATAGTCGCAAAAGTCGTGAAAGTCGCTCAGTCCTCCGGGTCATAGTCGCTGGACGCACCCACTACATCTTCGAGATACTTCTTCTCCAAGTCCTCGGCGGGAACCTGATCTCCGAGCTGCTGGTTGGGTGTCAACACGACCTCCTGCTTGTCCGCATAGCCGAAATGGTTCTTCATGAGGAAGATCGCTGTGACAGGGTTGACCTTTCCGTTCTGTGCGTAATCTTCCATTTGTGCGTTCAAAAATTGATACGCTTTTTTTATGAGGTCACGGCTTGCGGGGGGTAAATAGGCACTATCAATACCATTAGCCCATGCCCACAATGTTTTCCTGTGTACTCCAAAAGCCAATGCCATTCCTGCCACACTCGGCTTCATATCGTCCTCAGCACAGATTTCAAGATACTGACCAATGCGTTCCTTAACCTGTGCAGGCTCCTTCATGTCAGGTGTCTCCCAATCCCACATTCTTAGCGAGTGGGCAATATATTTTCGGTTCTCACCCGGCTCCATGTGAACACTCAGAGCGTCAGTTCTGTCAGGCCGCTTATTGCCACCAGTACCCTTCGGCCTGCCACGACCACGCTTTTCTACAATTTCATCTGCCATAGTCGTTTTCTCCTTTCAAAGTCGCCAAGGTGATAAAGGTGAGTAATCGGGTGCATTTCCCTATAACTATTTCTATATACGCGCGTATAAGAGAGAGTTATAGGCATTTATGCCTGATTACTCACCTAACTCACCTAAAATACGAAAAACAATTTTTCAAAACACGCCAATTTGAAAAAAGTCTTTGCAAAAACACTCACCTTTATCACCTAACTACCAGTCGGCGTTGATGACCACCTTGTTTCCGTGGGCGAGTGCTTCCGTCACAACTCTCTCCACGCCGTCCCAGTTGTAGACCTCTTTCTTCACGGCATAGTCGGCGAGCTGCTTTGCCTGCTCGTTGTCAAGAACCATGTCCTTGCCGTACCAGTCGTTCTCCTTGGTACGCTTCTCGTAGGGAACATAGTAACCGAGCCTTTCCAGAAAGTCGTACCAGAGCCGACCATCGCTGTCGGTGCTGGCAACATCTACCGTGGTGATGACCTCGCCGCAATGAGGGCAGCGGACATCTTTGCGTTCCATGACCACAATATCAAGACCCACTCTATAACACCTCCAAGGCAATTTCCAAAAGATCAATTAGATCATGAATGTGTCGAGGATTTAATTTTGTTTCTCGTTCGATTTTATCCAAGTGATAAAGAACGGTATTGCGCTGCATAGGCAGGGTATTAGCTACGGCGGTAATATTCAAATTGTTTTTCACCATAGCTATCACGATTACCGCTTCCAGATTAGTCATTACCAATCTCCTTTCGCAGCTCGTCATAGAGTTCCGAGAAGCGGCGGTTCCAGTAACGCAGTCGCCAGAGGAACAGGCAACCTACAACAATCCACTCAACGGCGGCGATAGTTGTCAGAATGTCACTCATGTCCTATGCTCCTTTCTCGCAAAGCGGTTGAGCAACACGCTCACGGTGAGCTGACCAATCCTGTTCACATAGGGGCAGTTGAAAAAGTCAGGGAGAGGAACGCTGTTGCCGAGGTCGATGACCAGATCACGGGTGTTGTAGGAAATGTCCTTCGTGATAGTCGGCGTGGCGTAAATCACCACATCACGGTTCATTGTGGCCTGCAAGAGACTCTTGGTTTTGGAGTGCGCCACCGTCACAGTTGCATTACCGAGGGTGAGGTATTTTGCCAAGTTCTGAACAGCGTGACCCCGGCCTACAATGGTAATGTCCTTAGCATGAACCAAGTCCAACGCAAGCAGGAGCGCCAAAGTCGCCTGAGACACCGATGACATTCCCTGTGAGTAGGAGTGGTCAATGTCAACCTCAGCGGTGAGTTTAATGTCAGACGGGACGGTTTCTCTGTCCACTACCACGGCCTTGTACGGAGGGCAAGGGTACTGAGTGAGGTCACAGTCAATGCCTAACAGGTCAGCCTTGCGCTTGACCGCTTTCAGAAATACGCTCTCGTAGGAACCCAACAACAGCAATCTGCCGGTAGGGTGGAAGCGGGTGGTTTCCTCGTCCAAGGTGGCAGAAAGCGTTTTGATTTGCTCCATTACATCATTCATGGTACTTCTCCTTTCTTTCGAAGTCGTGGAGGGAGATCATCTTCTCACGGGTGAGCTTGTCAACCACTCGACCGATCTCCGAGTAGCCGCAGACCGCCGCCAGTCGTTCAAGGTTGTCTTTGGTCTGCGCTGTGACTACGATAGAAATACGGCGAAGGTTCTTTTTCTCAGTCTTCATCGCTTTCCTCCGTGAACACGGTTCCCTCGAACCCTTCCGCTCTGCCGAGAAGTCTCCACAGCCCTTCTTCCTGTTCACCACAGCAGGGACAGGACTTGGCGGCGATTTTTCCGAGCTTCTGAGGAAAGTCCTCGTCTTCCTCAACATACAGAAGGTGTTCACATTTACGGCACATGAAGACGGTGAACATTGAGGGTAGTGGGATAGGCCGCTTTCGTCCACAACGATGACAGACCCACTCGTGCTTCCAGTCTTCACGAGTCATTTCATTGCCACATACACACTTTTTACTCATGTTTATCCTCCATTCGGTCACAATCGTCAGAGATTGCACAATCCTTGCAACCCTCGTAGTAGAAACAGTCCCGGCAACAGGAAATGACAGGCATACACCGCTCAGCGTATTCTTCACGGTTGGCAGCGGGGCAAGTGCCATCAACGCAGGCAACACCCACATAATCGGGACAGTATTCAAGTTTCATCATCGCTGTCCCCTTCTGTCAAAGCTCTTGCGAGATCGTCAATCATCTGGTGCATGACTCTATCGCCAATATCATCTTCGTTCTGACACCAGAAGGAGAATTTCAGGTGTAGCAGCTCATGTACCAGCGTCTTTTCAAAATCGAACGGCACAATGCGGTCGCCGTAGCAGGCAGGGTTGATGATCTCAATACGAGCGGTCTTAATTGCTTCTGACCACTCGGTACAGCCTGCGGTATTACGCACCATCATTTCTTCGGGGTGAAGGTGGGTCAACAGCTTTATCCGCCACTCCTGCAAGCAGAGTTTCTGTTTCCACTTTTCCAGCAGGGCGAGTTCTTCATTGGTGGCAATCATACTGTCACCTCTTGTTCACGAGGGAGCTTCACGGTGTTACCATCTTTCAGATCATCAGTGCCGAGTTGATAGGACACCAACTGCATACCGTGAGCCGTGACCTCTACACCATTGAAGAACCCCGCAATAATGCCATCGGGAATATCAAGAGTAATTTTCATTACGAACGCTCCTTCACAATGCGGATTTTTCTCAGGCGCTTGCCGCACCGCTTACAGACTTCATAATTGCTCTGCCAACGATGAGAACCATTACGGCACTTGACCTGAATGTGAACATACGGGTCTACCGAGTGAATACCGAAGCGGCAGAGGATAGAGTTACATGAACGGTTCATTAGGACGCTCCTTTCAGTCTGAGGTTCTTGTAGACGGGGTAGCCCTGATATACGACCTTGCCGCCGTGCCACTCAGGGTGAGTCTCCATATCGGCGTTGAACCGCTTGGCGGAACAGGCGAAGTACCCGTTGGATTTGCACCAAATCTTGTAAGCGTCAAACAGGGACTTCGAGCGGGTGTTTACCCCCTCAGCCTGCTCACAGCGTTCTTCGAGGAATTGCAGGCACAGGTCGTTGTCACGCTCGTACTGGTTGACCACCTTCCGCATGGTGGGAGACATTTTCAGGCCGAACCGCTTATACTTGAAGTACCCAGCGACCAGCCAAGCGAAAATGCCCTGCATGGCTTCCTGTGTCTGAAACTCGTTTTTCAGGTTCTTGTCCTGCTCCGCTTCGGTGAAGTGGCGGTTGAACTCGATCACTCGCACACGGTCGGAAGCGAACAGGGATTTGTCGCTGACAGTGGGGAGATCGTTGCAGGAAAGCCAAAGGGTGAACTGTGGCAGGAAGGTCGTGGCAGTCTCATAGAGGTTCCGAGCCTTGATTTCCTCACCACCCGTGAGTTGCTTGATCGTTTCCTCGTCCAGTTTGCCATACTGGTTGCTCTCTGCCATCGTGACGAACCGTTTGCCTTTTAGAGAAGCCAGCATGGGGTTCGCAGCTTCGGCGTTCTTCGACCGCTCTGCCTTACAGATGATCGATACGGGGGACACGGAAGCATAGTCACCGAGAAGGTGGTGGATTGCCGAAAGCATGGTGGACTTACCGTTGCGGGTGGTTTTGCCGTGAAGAATGAACATACATTCCTCGTTTGCCATACCCAGCATGGAGTACCCCAGCGCCTTTTGCAGATAGTCAGCCTTGTCTTCGTCATTACAAGTGACCTCTGCAACGAACTTCTCCCAGCGGCGACACCGTGCGTCCTGCAAGGTGTAGTTGAAGTTGGTCTGCATGGTCAAGAAGTCTTTCCAGTCGTGTTCCCGGAACTCCATCTTTTCGAGGTCGAAAGTGCCGTTCTTGCAGTTGATAAGGTAGGGATTTGCGTCAAACTCCGCCGAAGCGATAGGAAGCACACTGGCAGCGTCCTTCATCAGCCGGTCACGGAAGCGCCGGTCGCCCATTTTCACGATGAACTTCATGTACTCGGAACGCCGTTCTTCATTGGCGATCTCGCCGCAGTAGAGAGCCATCAAGCGGCAGAACTCTTTGATCTTTTCAGCCACCAGCAGAGAACCCGTATCCTTGCGCCATGCTCCCTCGGAGTAGGTGAACCAGCTTTTCGCTTCGGGGCAGTAGCGGGTATCGTTCTTGTAGCACTCGGAGAACAGCTCCGCCATGCCGGACTCGTCCCACGAATACCCCGTGCCGCTGATCGGGTGACTATGCTCAGGCTGTGCTTCCTTAATTTGAAACATCACACGGGATTGAGCTTCGTCCATGATGTAGCGACCATTGGAGAGCTGAAAAAGCTCCTGATCTTCTTCGGGGGCAGTCATGATTTCATCAGCCATTTTCAGCACTCTCCTTTGCGAACTTTTTTAGGGGTTGAAGGTCGGCTCTGACCTTCTTGATATACTTCTCTACGATGGACTCAACCTCGTAGTGGGTGACGGGGCTGACCACAGAGCGGTCAAAGGCTCGTGCGATCTCATGAATTTCCCGTATGCGGTCAACTTCGTTGCGGTAACTGACAGCGAATTGCTGACCGTTTCTCATGGCAACCGTGAGAACAAAGGGATATTCCGACCGCTGACCCTTACTACTCGTGACAGTAACAATGTCTGCGACATTGAGAAGGGTTCCGTTGAAATTGTAAAGCATGGGTTCACTTCCTTTTCTTCATCGCTCTCGCCAGCACCAAGGCGGCGCAGTCCTGAGAGTCTTCGTCCCACCATGCACACCGCTGTTTCTGGCAGGGGCAGAGGGGAATGTCTTCGGGGCAACTCATAGACAACGGGCAGATTTTCTTCTCACTCTCCATCGTCTACACCCCCCCCATAGAAGAAAGCGTTCTTCAAAGCGGTGTCCACATGACGCATGATCTCAGGTGGCAGGGTGCAAATGTACTTCCAGTCTTCGGTCACATCAATGACTCGAACCTGTTCACATTCAATCATGCTCGGCTGTAAACTACCCCAAGTGACCGCAACATGGGTCGGCATTTCCAGTCGCTTAAACTTGGTGGTCAGGGGAACGACAATGCTGGTGGGCGAGAACTGGTTGCCGACATTGTTCTGCACGACCACCCACGGACGCTTACCAGCCTGAACATGACCGCTGGCAGGCAGAGGAACATCAATGACAACAACATCGCCACGCTGATAAGGTTTCATAATTACCTCCTGTATCTGGTCACGCTGTTGACAATCAACTCGACCTCGGACTGAGGGAGCGGGGGCTTGCAAGCCTGTTGATTGGCATACAGCAGCTCTTTGTAAATTTCTGCTTTGGTGTATCCTTGGTTGTGAAGTTGACCCGCCAGAGAAGTCAGGCTGAGGTTCCGGCTTCCCGGTGTGATAGGCGGGTATTCAGGCTTCAAATGCAGCTTGCCATTTTCGGGGCGGCGGTAGATGGGGGAATAAATACGCTGAGGAGTGACCGTACCTGAGCTACTTTCTTTCGGTGTGTCGGGAAAATACTTCTCGATCACATAATCAATCGCTGACTGGTTTTCAACGATCTCGGAAAAGATCAAAACCTCGCCGGTCATGATGAAGTACCGATTACTCTTGTAAATCTCCACGGCGGCACGGTTATTTTTGCCCTTGAAGGGCAGTTCACCACGAACGAGAATGTGAACCCCTCTCCCGCTCCGGGACTTTTCCGTGTAGGAGTGGCAACGACCAATAATATCAGCCGCCAGCGGGTTTAGAAGCCCATCAGTAAAGCCATCGTCAATGTCGATACCTACAACCCCTGTATCGTGAAACACATAGCCAAGACCGTCATAGTAGCCGTGCTGGACATTGTGTTCAGCGTCAATGTAATTTGACCATGTATCAGGATTAGAGGAAGAAGCCGCCTTTCTCACGGTGGCCTGCATAGGAACCTTTGACCCGTCCCACACATTGACCCATGCCTTTTCCCCTCGAAGCTCAGCGGGTATATTCAAATAGCTCATAGGCTTACCTCAGCTTTCATACGGACTCGGTAAAGACCAGTCCCATCTATCACCGCCACGGTAGGCGTTGCGGAAGTGGTTTCTCTCGCCATCGCCAGAGAACCATAGGTAATCCGCAGGGAGGACACGACCGACCTCAACCTGACCTTCTCTCTCTGCGTACCAGCGGGTCAGTACATCTATACAGAGAGTAATCAAACCATCATCGACCGGGTTTTCCTCGTTGTACCCTACAAATTGTTTGGGTGTAGTCACGACCGTTATAATGTCGCCGTAGCCATGATCGACACGGTTGAGCGCACACCACACACAAGCGGCTTTCTCAGCGTCATAGCTGACCCCTCTGGCTTCTCCCCATAGCATTTTCGCCAGTACAATCACTTCCTCGTCTGTCCACGGCTGAGGTGTCACCTCCGGTTCTGGCTCCGGGGTGACTACCTCTACCACCTCGACAACGGGAGAAGGTTCTTCAACCTCAACCGTGGGTAATTTCAGACAGAGGACTGCGACAATGGTGACGAACCACAGGAAGATTGAAAATCTCAGCCCTCGCAAGGGGTCTTAGACTTGCTGGACTTGGGCTTTGTCGAGGTTCCAGCGAAATAGAACTTGTCATCTACGCAGATGGGGAAATCGGGAAAGAGCTTGCTGGCGGTCTGCGTTCCACGGGAACAAATCTGCTCTGCCGCCGTCAGCGACATTTCATCTTTCACGAAGTCCTTTCCAGCAGCCATGATATACGGCACTTTGCCGTCAATGCTTTTCAGCTTCATTAGGTTCTCTCCTTTCACGGTTCCATGCTTCAACATCAACGCCGATACGTTTCAACATCTCCTTGCAGAGCCATGTGTAATCGTCCGGCATTTGATAATACTGGATAAGGCGGTCATGCTCGGCGGAGAAAGCGTCATAGAACTTCCGCAGGCGCTTCTTGCCGAAACCAAGGTGAACATGGAGGGTGTAAAGCACCATAGCGTCAATGTCATCGGCGTAGCGCCTGTCGGCTTCCACGATCTGACGATTGATTTCCATGTCCATCGCTTTCTTCTCGGCGGCACTCAGAACCGCACCAAATATCTTGCCGCCAGCTTTCTTAATTCTCATACCTCAATGTCCTCGAAGAAGACGGGATAGGTCTGTTTTAGCAGGGTCAGAAGCATATTGGCAACGATCCGCATATCAGGGTGAGCCGCTACGGGGCAGCGCATACGGCAGAAGTGCCGCCATTCTCTGAGGTCGGCGGTCATGACCACCTCGGTTTTCAAACTGTTCGGAAGGACAGATCGAGCTTCCTGCGGGGTGCAACCCTCGTTCAGCAGATCAAAGTAGGCGACCTCGGCGTGTTCACACGACCGCTTCCAGATGTGATAGGTTGAGTCGGTCTTGGCGAAGGTAGAGGGACGAATGACGGTGATCTCGCCACCGAAGCCCTCCTTACCGTAGTTGCAGTACCGAGTGGACTCCTGACAGAACGCCGCCAGACGGTGACGGACGATCTCATGGCTCACACCCCGGTCGCAGATGAAGCGAACGGTAAGAGAGCCATGCTCAATGACGGCTTCGTGACCACGCTTGATGATACCCCGGACGAACTTCTCTGCGCTTCCGTCCATGATTTTGTCCTCGGACTTGTAACAAGTCCTACCAGCGGCTTCGATGGTGGTCAGAAGGGTCTTATAATCGGGAGCGTTGATAAGCTCCACAGAAGGTTCACTGATTTTCACTTTCAGACTCCCTTTCATACCAAGGTTTGAAGTTGATAATCTGTTCGTGGAGGTGGTTTGCTCTGCCATCGAAACAGATTGTACGGTCATCGACATGAACGATGGAGGGAACTTTTCTTGCTTGAATTTGCACCATAGGAAATCCGTAATGTTTCAACCATTCAGCAATCGCCGTCTGCCCCTCAAAGGACTCCGCACGAGAAGAACAGATGACTACACATAAACTATCGCTTATGAGTTGTTCAATGACCTCTTTAATTCCTTCTACGGGAGGGTCGGGGATAACGGCAGCACCCTTCCAGCCGCTTCGATAGGAATGAATTACGCCATCGAAATCGAAAGAAACTGTTGGAATATACATACTTCACACCCCCGCAATATGGCTTGCCAACATATCGGCTTGGTGCGTCCACAGTACATTCGGGTAGTTGCGAACAGCACGGGTGTAGTCGTTCCACTCGGACTTGTCGGTGAAAGCGCCCATGTGGTAGCGGATACACATGATTTCTTCCTCAGTCAGCGTGTAGAACTGAGAGAGAAGCATGACGGACTTATCGCCGTGGCCTTTCAGAAGGGTGTCGGGGTTGTACTCCCACTTGGACGGGTCAGGAAGCAACATTCCATCTACAACCAGATCACTCGCCGGGTGACGGTACTGGTCAATCTTGCACAGGTCATGGAACATACCCACGATGTAGGGAGAACGGGACTTGCGCCAAATCAGGTGATTGTCCTGAGTCAGCGTCAGGAGGTACTTCGTGACCATGTAGGAGTGTTCCAGAAGACCGCCCTCATAATTGCCGTGGTACTTGGTAGAAGCAGGAGCGGTAAAGAAGCCGTAGGCCATCAGGTACTCCATCATGTCATCGGAAACGAGCGGGGTTCCGTCAGGCAGTTTCATGAAGTTCAGGAAATCAGTCACTTCGGACTTGGAGAAGCAATCAGGCATTTTCGTACTCCTTCCTGTGAATACTCTTTTCGCTGTCGAACCCGTCAGGGTAACGAGCCAGCAGCTTATCGACATTGTGCTGTGCCACATATTCGAGGGTCACACCCAAGCCGGTCGCCAACTGTGCGACATACCAGAGAACATCGCCCAGCTCGTCAACCATCTTCATCGGGTCGAAATCATGACCCTGAAACTCGGTCTTTTTCAGAATGTCAATACACTCTCCGGCTTCGCCGTTCAGACCGTAACAACCGTTGCGAACCTTATCCCATGAAGTCAGGTCGCCAGATGTACGCTCGGCGGCTTTCTGATAATCATTCAGCGTCATCGTCAGCGACCTCCTTTTCCAACTCCGCATACAACATTGTGTGAGAGTAGGCGGACTCAGACTGGCCGATAGGCCGCAGAACGGTTCTCTTTTTCAGAGTCCACCCATCACGCAGAGCCGCATTTACTTCATCGTCAAAGAGGGTGGGATTGTCCAGACGGTTCCGAATGGTTTTAATCTGCAACATCTTCCGCCACCTCCATTTCCAGCACCGTCATAATGGCGTAGTTGGCAAGGTCAATCAGGGTGTCTCGGATAGACTCGTCATTGACCTTCTGCTCACAGCCACGGGAAAGGGTCTTGAAACGGCTGAGTTTATCGCCCAAACGGATACGAGCCATCGCCATTCCTTCTTCCACGAAGGTCTGGTGGAAGCTGTCGCCGTAGTCATGGTTCTTCTGCTCATAGAGTTTGTTGATCTCCTTGCAGATTTCAGCGTGGCGCTGAACCTTAGAGAGCGAACAAATATAGGCTTCTGCCATTGTAGCTTATCCTCACTTTCAACATAGTTTTCCACAGACCATTGGCGAGGGAGAGCGTTTTATTTTAGCCCTCCCTCGCACCCGGTATCAGCCAAGGAGAGCTGCCAAATCCATCGGGGACTTCGGAGCGGTCTTCTGAGCCGCCTGAGAAGCCGCAGAAGCGGTTTTAGTGGCAGGGGTAGCAACCGTATTGCCAGAACCGCCCCAACCCTCAGAGGGGCGCTTATCAGCCAGACGGACGAAGGTAATGCTCTGTCCGGGCTTCTTCTTGTTCTCCTGAACATCATGTTCGATGTCGCACTCGATGAAGTGACCAATCAGGTCAGTATGGTCGATCTCGGTCAGATCGAAATTGCCGAGGGCAGTCTTGGCGAAGTAGCTGAAAGCATTGTAGGCACCCTCGTTGGGAGAGCCATCAGATTTCAGCAGAGAGAAGCGCTCGATGTGCTTACTGCCGTTCTGCGTCTGCATATAGATTTCCAGCTTGCCGAAGTCTTCCTTGTACTTCACATCGGTAATCTGAAAGATGTGAGTACCTTCGGGAATGAGGGTGAAACCCTCGGTGAGTCCGATTTTAGCCATTGTTTTTGTCCTCCTTCATGGTAAAGAAATTAAGCTGCTCTGCGTACTCGCAGGCGAAGATGATACCAACCAACTTATCATCGTCATCGGGAAGCATGGCGTACTTCTTGACCAGCAGGGCTTTCGGTACGCTCTTGTCGCTGTCCAGATCGTAGGAATACAGGATTTCACAGAAGTCGGACTTCTCGATCAGCGACCAGTCATCGTTGGTGATGGGAAAGGTCATGGTATTGTCCTGCGTGGCGTAGATACGAATACAGTCTTTGATTGCACCGTCCGGCTCAGGCATGACCGCTTTGACCAGCGTGGCATACTCGGTGCAACCGACCTGAGAGATCAAGCGACCGATACCGTCAGGCATTGTCTCGTTGCTGTACCCGGTCACGCTGCGAATACCATCGGGAATGAGCATGAGTACGGACGGGGAAGCCAGCCAGCGTTCACCCATGTACTCGTAGATAGCGCCGCCATCAGGGGCGAGGGACTTCACGAACTTGGAAAATTTCATAGGTCAATCCTCCTTAATGATTTTCGGGGAAATGCGGTAGCTGTCCTCGGTGGTCGTGTACTTCGCCAGAATACCGTCTGCTTTCATAGCGTCCTTGTCGATTTTCGTGGTGGAAGTACGGCTGACTTCCCAATTATAGGCAGAGCCAGCGATAGACACCTTCTTGTCACCGTCACGGAACTGAGCGATTGCGGCTTTCTTAATCATGTCAGTCACAACCTTGTACCGCTTTTCCATGTCCGGGATACCTTCATGAGCCAAAATCCGTTCCATGGTGTCTTTCAGGTCTTCGGCTTCCTTGACCAGCGCCGCCATGTCCGTTTCGGGGGACAGGTTATTGGTGCGGAGAGCTTTCAGAATTTCAGCGTCCTTACGCTCGTCAAAGGCGGGAGAAATACCGCTCTCAACGAAGTCCTTCCACCATTTCAGGGCAGGCTTCACATACTTCTTCTCGAAGTCTGGATACCGCTCAGACACCTTGAAAGGACGGGTGATGGTGTTCTCACCGCTGCACACGAACTTCTCAGGGTCATCGTAGTCCTTGGGTTCGAGGAAGGAAGCGACCATGATAACATCGTCCACACCGAGAAGGTAGGCGTACAACGCCGCCTGCAAAGCGTAATACTCAGGAATATCGTCCTTCCAATCCTCGACACGCTTAGAGGTCTTCATTTCGAGGACGGTGGTGGGCTTACCATCTTTGCCGTAGAGCAAGTAGTCCCACATACCACCGAGAATGGGGCTTTCCTTAAAGAAGTCACCGTAGGTCTTGTTGAAGTAGTCCTTACCCCACAGATAGGTCGGCGTGACCAGATTGCTCATGAAGTAGGTCTGCTTCATGTACTCGGCCTGCTTGGGTTCGATGGTCTTACCAGCGATGGTGTAGATGGTGTCCTCGAAAGGCTTCTGATAGGTACGGGTCACTTCACACCAAATCTCGAACGGCGTAGACCACGGGTTCAGGCCGAGGATAGTGGCGAAGCGGGTGCCGGTCAGCTTCTTCGGACGCTTGGGAGGGATAATCTGGATTTTGTTGCCATCAAGCCATTCCATTTTCGCTTTCTCCTTTCTGCCAACTGATTTGCAGTTGGGTTTTCATCAAATTTGAATAGGGGCGAAGAATTTCACAAACCTGTTGAGCGGTTCTTAAATCTCCGCACATAATCATGAACGGAAGGTCAAAACAATGCCACTTCCCCGGCTGAATGTTCTGTGCGTCATCTTGTCGCATGGAGCTGAGAGTATCCCGATCTTTCTCTTTCAGGGTAATACCCAATCTTGCTTCAATGCTTGACATATTGAGGTTTCCAAGCATGATTGCCATAATTACCCCTCCTTCGCCGCTTTCATTTCATAGCCAGCCAGCATATTGTTCACGCCCTCGATCAGAGCGTCACACTTGTCGGCTTCGATCTTGGAAAAGCCCTCGGTCTTCATGGCGATGGTCTGCACGAACTGTTCCTGCTCTGCGTCAATATCCATGAGCTTTTTCAGCAGACTTTTCAGCGTACCGACCTGTTCCTCGGTAGCCGCACCAGCAGGAGCGCCGGTCAGTTCCTTCTTGATCTCCTGACGCTGTTCAGTGGTCACAGGGGGCTTCTTAGTGACGGTAGGGGCGGGTGTGGGGGTCGTGTCAAACTCGCCGCTGTCGATACTGTCATGCTCCACAATGTCCAAAACGAGCTGCCACAGGTAGCGGCGAATGTAGGTGATGGAGCTGCCGGTCGCTTGCATTTCGTTTGTGACCTGATTGCCAGCGTTGGACACGATAGGGGCGATGGGGGTGTAGGGTGCCACGAAGTCAATGAAGTCCTCACGGTCATTGACATTGTAGACACGAGCGGTCGCCTTGTCGCCGTACATGGACGGAACCATCATCAGGCCGATTTCAAGGAAAATCTGCTCGGCCTTGGGAACAATGTCCGCCAGCTCGAAATACTTATATTCGAGCTTCATGTGCTTGCCGCTCTTGTCCACACCAGCTTCGAGGAAGCGCACACGGGCAAGCTGTAACTTCTGGAACACATTCATGGTGGAATAGTCCACCGCCGCACTCTCAGCGGCTTTCTTGGTAGTAGCCATATTTATACCTCCAACATTTCTAATAATTTTTTCTTGATGGAATTGACTCTGCGGGTATTTCGCTTGGGCGGCTTCTCACCGAGAAAATCTCGGACATAGCGCCGTGCCAGCCGGATATACCAGTCACGGTCAACCACATCAATCGTCAGGTGATTGTCGTTGTCCACGACACATTTTGCGGGGAGTCCGGCAATCTTGACGGGATTGCCAGTACCAAGGTGGATTTTGTAGAGGGTTCCGCACCGATGGCCTTCCGTGGCATATACCCGGTTGACCTTCTGCACGACCTCCATCTGACCGTCTACCTCATGGAGAGCGTCACCATACTTGCTCCCGGCCTTGGCGACCAACTGGAAGTCCAGCAGGCGGTCGCAGCTCATGATGGTATCTTCGACCGGAACGCCGTAGGCCAGATAATCCTTGACCGCCTTGGCGACCACACAAGCGTTGTTATTGATGTTGAACGCTCCTGCCGGGGCAATCCCACGAACGAGAACGCCACCCTTGATTTTGGGGTCGCCCTCGAAGGGAACCTCGACATAATTGTTCACATCTTTCTGACAGATCATCTTGATAAGGTCTTCCTCCAACTCAAAGCCGGTTCTGTCCTGCCACTCCTGCGTGATCTCCTGATACACGGGAACATCGCAGTCATCAAGGCTGACCATGATACCATCGGTGTTGAGCTGAATGATCTTCAAAGTGGGGCAATCCTGAACAAGATGTTCCGCCATTTCAAGCAACTGCAACTGGCCTGAGATACAGACCGAGCGCCCCATGAGCGGGTCATACAGGTCGTTGTAGCGGTTCAGCATAGCGCCGTAGGTGGTGTTCAGCACCAGCTTCAAAGCGTTTGCCGTAGCCTTATCACCAGCCCTCTTTGCCTTAACACGCCGCTCAATGGTGGCGGCATACACATCGGGGGAGGGAATATTTCGGCTACAATAACCGTTCAAGGTCATCTGGTGCGGGTAGTAGCTTGCAACATCTTTGTTGCGGATAGAGCGGGTTTTCGTGGCTTCCTCTCGGTAACACGGGATAGCCCCGTGAATACCGCCGTAGGCGATGGTGCAAGGACAGCCGCCTACCATCAGATCGAGCTTTTCCTTGAACACCACTTCGTCAGGAATACTCTTGTCCTTCAACCGTTCGAAGAAGTCGAACACTTCCTGCGGAATGTACTGACGAAGCAGCTTCGGCGGATACTGGTATTCCCGCTCGTCATAGTGCGGTTTCTGCTCTGCGTCAAGGTAAGCAGCGGTCAGCTTGGCGTTAGTCATGTAGAGGGCTTTTGCAGGATACAGCCCCTTTTCACGACCCAGCGTGAGCTTACTGGACAGGTAGCCTTGACGAAGATCGTCCAGCCTATCGGTTGCGTCAACATCATGGCGGCAGTAGAACTCGACCTCTCGCTTCTCGTCCTCAGTCAGAGGGCGGTCGATGTTGAACGGAACAGTGGTTTCACGAATGTCCATTCCGAGGTGCGCTTCGATTGCTTTCAGGGACAAACCCATCTGGCAATCGTCCATCAGGTCGTATTGGTCGAAGAAAATCCCGCAGTCACGGAGAGGGGCGTACTCCCAGCCCTCGTGACCACCAACGATGATAAAATCGTTGACTGCCTTGATTTCCTCCGGCGTAAAGCCAGAGAGAACCGCTTTCAGAATGAATTGGTCATAGTGCTTATTGTTGAACCCTGCCAACAGGGGTTCTTGGGTCATAAACTGTTCGACCGCTTCATTGTCATTCCAAATCTCGGTGTATTCCCCCGTGACCTTGTTTTTGAAGACAAAAAGCCAATCGTAGGCAAACACCTCGCAGTCAAAAATGAATGGTTCAAGGTTCAGTAGTATCACCTCCTAATACTGCGCCCCATTGTTGCGCCATAGCGTCCGCAATACCGGGGAATGTTTTTGAACGGGCTTTGGAATTGTGAGGTATCCTTGCCCCGTAGCTGTCCCCCCCCCGCCTTGCGGCCTGTTCCAGCAGGAACAAAGGGCTTATATTCTGCAAGAACATTGGTGTAAACCAACGGCGGAAGATTTTTCAGCCAAAGATAGGTGAGTTTACTCCACGGGTCGCCAAATTGATAGGGCTGTATTCGCTGATCTTCTTTTGGCAATTCAACGATTTTGAGAGGGCGGGGGTTCTCAATAGCCACTCGATCACAGTCAGCATTTAGAAATCGAAGGAAAAACGCTTTGGCTTCCATCGCCTTTTGAAATCGAGCTTTATCAATTTGACCCTTACGAGGATACATTCGACACGCTCCCGCATTACTCATGAAAGTGCAAGGCGGGTGAGCAATTATCAAATCCCACCGCTCAACATAATGAACTTTTCCGTCTTCGGTTTTGAAAACCAGATACCGTCCAAGTAACAGTAGAGCGTCCACTTTAATGTGCCATTCCGGGTGTCCGCCTGAACACTCCTGAATGTCACAGGAGTAGGCTTCATACCCCAAACGCCGAAATGCAATACAGACAGCTTGACTTTCCTCGCAGGCAACGAGAACCTTTATATCAGTTCTCTCCGTCAATGAACTTGCACCCCGCTTTCCGGTAGGTGGTACACCGCTTTTTGTAGCTTCGCACAAGGTACTGGATACCATCGTCCACATAGTCATAAGCGATGGGTTCTCCCTTTCCCTCGAAGGTACGAGCGATACGACCAATGCTCTGAGTTATTACAGCGTAGTCTTTCTGCGGCGTAGTCAGGTACAGCCGGTCGAGCCGAGGAATATCCAGCCCCTCTTTCGCCAGAGAATAAGTGGCGAACAGATACCGCTTGCGCCCCTGCCGCATTTCCTCAATGGCCTGTTCTCGGAGAGCTTTGGCTTTCTTCGTGGTCATCTTCCCATCAATCATGACCGCCTGTTTTCTCAGGTCGAGCGGAAGCCTGTTCATCAGGGTTTCCAAATGCGTCAGCCGGTCAGAGAGAATGAGATTGTAGTGATCTTGGTTTGCCACAAGATCAGCGACAATCAGATTGTTTCGGGGATAACGGTCAGCGAGGAAATTGACCAACTTAGCGTAAATGATCGTACCGTCCGTGTCCAAGAACTCACGGCTGAGTCCTTGATGTGTGGCACGGGGTAGAACGCTGACGGTCATGATCTTGTCTTTCACCGCTTCCTCCGGCACTTGATAGGCAATCCCGCCCAGCAGAGCGTAGGTGGCGGCAATCATACCGTCTGCCCTGTGAACCGTAGCGGACAGGCCGTACTTGTGTCGAGCTGCCAGAGCGTTCAGCACCTTTGAGAACTGCGTCATGGCGGTCGGGGTTCCGGCTACACGGTGACACTCGTCCACGATGATACAATCCCAAACATCACGGTACTGGCTCAGATCGAGGTTGCACATGGTCTGCACCGTTGCGAAGGTGATTGCCTTACCGATTTGAACCCTACCTTCGGTGATCGTGCCAGTCAGAGAAGGACTCATGTACTGCTCCGCTCGGCTTTTGCTCTGTACGAGCAAATCCCGTGTATGGGTCAGCCAGAGTGTCCTTCGACCTGTATCTGCCGCAACAGCAATTCCGATCTGCGTTTTACCGCACCCCGCAGGGGCTTGAAGAATACCATAGTAGGCAGTTATCAGTGCTTCCTTGGCTTCCACTTGGTAGTCATAGAGCTGAATGGTGCAACCGAAGTCCACCTCGGTCGGTGTAGGAAGATTGACCTTCATGTGGCAATCGTCCATCGCCAGCACATCGTTCAAGCACCCGTAGGGGAGAACCAGTGTGTCACCGTCCCATTGGAACAGGTACAACTTCTCAGGGGTGTTGCCAACCCAAAAGTGCATACGGACTTTCTTGGCGTACTCAGGATTGGGAAGAATGAGTTGCTTCTTGCACCATGCAAGCAACTGCTCAGACGGGTTTTCAATTCGGAGCTGATTGCCGACAGTTACTTGCATTGGGACACCCACTCTCCGAGAGTGATACCGTATCGCCTAATATCGTTGGCAGACAGCACAGTTCGTAAAACGGACAATTCCAAAAGCGTAGAGAAGGAGATAAATCGAACTTCACCGGTTATCAACCTAATTGCAAACCAGCCCTCCCCATTCCCGGTTTCTTTCCAGAGCGTCATAGCGGAAAACTGGTTTTCTTCGATACGCTCCATCCTGAAAATGTTCTTGGAACAATCCTTACAGTCAATGGGATAGCTGACACCGTTTCGAGCCGCAATCACATCGAACGGCTGACCTTGACTGTTCTGAGCGAGATTGTGCGCCCAAAAGCCACAACCCGACAGGCTCAGACATAAGTCTCTTTCAAAACCAGTGCCAACCTTGCGATTGACATTCATGTTTTCACTCCTTTCACCCCCCCCCCCCCCCCCGCGCGGGCGGCGGGGGGCGCCCACGCCTCCCT